GATGACGATTGATGATACGTCGCTCAGGAACGGCACGATGCCGATTCTCCTGTCCACGGTAGGCTTCAGAGTGAGGGAGAGAGATCTCTCAACATTCTAAGCTTTTGATGGGTTCAATTTGATAGAACCCTAACGTGAAGTTAGCTGACGTATTGAGTTCCAAGAAGTGATGGAACTTATACTCCGAGAAGGTAGGAGTATTCAACGGTCATGATTCCGGTGTTTCCGGCGCGTACTGCGGAGCCGCAATTGGGGGAGGTAGGCTTAATGAGGCCTTCGGAGAGAGGGATCGAGAAATTTCGATACATCTCCCCCTTACCTGATCTGATTTCGGAGATCATCCGGGGAATCATTCTCAATTAATTGGAAATGATCTTCTGGGTTATTGAAGGACCAGGTTAGAGCGTGCTCGTCGGGATGACGGAAGCGACGCAGAGAGCCGCGTATGGGGGGCTCCCATTGAGGGTGACGGTCAGAGTTGCTGACGTCGCGGTTACGGTGTAGGTGTACCAGTAACCCGTTCCACCTCCAGGAAATTGGGTCTTGACGGTTAAGCCAACGGGGGCCGAGAGGGCCCCGTAGGCGGCACCGGCGCTATTGGCGCCATATACGACCAGCAGTTCGGTTCCGATGGTGAGGCCGGAGAGGGAAAGAGTAGTCCCAGATCCTGACATCGTCAGAGTACCGAGAGCCACCGCTCCCGTAAAGGGGGCGACGGCTGTGGCTGCGGCCATGTAAAGGGTGCCCGAAGATCCTGAGGAAGAGGTGGAGGACGACGGCTGAGGGATACGAAGTACGAAGTGGTACTCGATCCAGAACTCACCAACGATGGCGGTGGTGGCCTGACCCATAGTGGAAACGTTGATGTTTCCAAGGTCGTAGGTCTTCAGGTCGGAGTTGGCGACGGCTGAGGTTCTGGTGAAGAGTGTACCACGCTTCTGTAGGTCAACCGTCTTAAGAGTAAGACGGCTAGGGACCCAAGGAGCGCTCCGGATGGAATCAGAGATTTCCAACGCGGCCTGCTTGGTGGAGGGTGCGGCATTGAGGGCGTCATAGTCGAAAGACAAGATGACGGCTCCGGTGGCTGTAGAAGAGGACTCGGGCTCATAAACGAAGGAAATGGATTTACATTCATATTCCTCGTAGTTGGGAGCGATTCCACTTCCCCAAGGGAAGGTCGCGGTGATTCCGGGGTTGACGGCGAACCGGGTGTTGGCAAAGGCCACAGACCCAGCGACGTCGGCAACGTACTCTCTACGGATGAGGTGAAAAGGGAGCGAAGGAGGCCCCGAGTTACCTCGGATAGTCGCCGTAGAGGCCACAGGAGCGTCCGTACGAGTAACCAGAGGCTGGCGACCCGAAGGAGCAATCGAGCGGCGTGTAGCCGGCCGGCGAGGGGCACGGAGGGCCCTCGGCTTAGGTTTTCGTTGCGAGAATTGTTTTCGCAGTTTGTTGGCATTCATGATTAGAACGCGTATGATTGGTGGGGAAGACCCGAATCATGCGGGGACTGTACATCCAAGGTGGGGTCAGCGCCGTGCAGTCTCTTGGCGTTTTGTTTAGCACGGAAGTTTTAAGTCTCAAGATGATAGAGACACCGATTTTGGGCTGCCCGCGGAGGATCACCTCCGGGTTCCTTGGACTCCCTCTGTGAGGCGCTTCGGCGTATTATCGTTCTTAAAACGACGATTAAAGGCCTGTGAAGCGCGAAGACGTTGTCGACCGGGATGTTGCCGGGTCGAGGGGAGAGGAGCTGTTTGTGAGGTGACTTCCCGGATTTGTCGGGGAAGGAGCAAACGAAAGTCCTGGGTCTCCCAGTCTTCAGGTTCGGACACGAGTGCGGTCGGCTCAGAGGAAATGGTGTCCTCGAAGGCGAACGGTGGTTCCCATTCTTCGATTTGATGGATATCGGAGAATGGGTTCAGGGGAGAGTATAAGTAGCTCTCAACCCCGATCCACTTCTCTACGCGCTTGACGGGATAAAAGGGGAAACAGGTCATAGACTCCAAAGGGTGGAGTGAGACCGTTTCCGTCCCGAAGCGCTTTGTAAGAGAGCGAATTCGTGCCCCGGATAAACGACAGGTCACAGTGACCCTACAGTTTTCCGCAGCGGCCTCCCCAAAGACGTGGGGGTTTGACATGACGATCGGGTCGACACCGGATTCGTCAACAAACTCCTCCAGGTTGGGCGGGAGGGGGGTACCAATCGGATAAAGCGATACTTCAACTTTCCTTGGAATACTTCCGACGCGCTGGGAGCCCAAAGTTGGGGCCGTGAGGGCGACGAGAGTAGGAAGGGAGAAGTCCTTTTCCTGGGCCTCGTAGGTGTAGCAGGCAGAGAGGAAAAGCGATTGCGCGATCCGACGTTGTTCGGGGGAGAATCGTGGTTCTACTCCCGGAGGAACGGGAAACCCGAGGCCACCCAAGAGGGGATGGGCAAAGAGGTTAAGCGTCGTTCCACCGAACATGGTTTGCTCGCGGATCTCCTTCGAGTGGTAGTGGAGAAACCAGCGATGAGCTTGAGAGGGATTAAGCGAAGGAAGCACCGATTGGGCGTACCAGGAAGAGAGCGGAAGATCCTGCTTCTCCTCCTTACCGGTGAGCTTCGCTTGGCCCGTCAAAAGCCCGACATTGATGAAACCTCCGATGGTAACATTCGGATCCTGGTTAACGAGGTGGTAGTGGACTCGCTCGCCCAGGGCATCAATATCGGCCCAGTCCATCTTAGCCCAAAACTGTGAAACAGTTGGGGCCGGGACGAACTCGATTGGTACGGAGTTAACCGTGAAGAACCTCGGGTGTTTGAAGTTCTTCCCCACTGATGGGACAAACCCGACCTTGGCGATCTCCGATAACCAGCGAGAATAAAACTCGGCATTGGTTCGAAAGAGAATATCGTCCCCGTTAATGAGTACGGGAAGAAGGTCGATAAGTCGACGATTTGAGAGAAGTTCATCTCGATCGGAGCGTGCCATAATGAAGGCGAAAAGATTCGCAAGGCACAACATCGGAAAGGAGAGAACTGATCCCATCAGTTGTCCATTTTGTTGAACGACGGGCTCGGGACCGCCGGGAGGATAGACGAGGACCTGCTCGAGGAGGCAGGAGCCAATAAAGTCACGATAGGGCATATCCTCGACATGGAGACGGTCGAGGATAGAGGCGACTAGGGCTTTCGAGAGACGAATATCAAGGCCATCAGTGGCGGCCGAGTAGTCTCCCGAGACAAAATCATCAGTTGGCTTGGATGAGGCGTCCTTACGATGTCTTTCTAAGAGATCATGAAGTAGGCTTTCCGTAAGCGGCTCGCCGATCAAAGTGAAGATCGGAGACGAGCGAAGAAGTCGGAAGAGGGCCCCTTGGAGGGGTCTAGCGACGTGGCTACGGACTGCATCCATAGCAGTGATGGTTCGGACTTTAAGTGGTTCCAAGATAGGTGCCACTCGAGCGAAGGGTAGAGAACGGAAAGGATTGGATATCCCTTCTCTGTCGAGCTCCTGGAAGTGTCGGGAAGCGGAAATATAGATCTCCATCTCCTCGGGAGTAACCTCATGGGTGTCCGGATAGTCAGTGATGTACTGGCGCATCTCGGATACCCAAAGTTGGAGGGGTCCCGGAGGGAGGGAGTCAAGGAACGCTTTCTCCGATCGATCTACCGCGGCACGAATGTGCTTTGGAAGATGTTTTCGGGCAACCAGGGGAGAATAGTAGGAGGACAGCTTTCTCCAAAGCTGGGGAGTCAACGGAGTGATTCCTCGATCTTCGAACACGAGACCCGGGCGGACTTCCCTAAAGGAGAGAAGTTCCTCGAAGTTGGAGGAACCCGTGATTTCCTTAGAAAGGGTCTGAAGGAATCTACGGGCGCCACCCTGGGCTCGGGTGCTCTCGACCGACGCTCGAGTAGAGGCGTCGATCTTGGGGAGAGAATCGAAGATTCGCGGAGGTTTCCATTCCTTTCCCATGAACGCTTCAACGAAGAGGCGAGCACGATCCAAGTCGGGATCGGAGGTGGGAGGAGTGGAAAGCTGTTTCGCGTGCTTGGCCAGTGATCGACTGACGAAGGACGCGGGAACGGGCGCGAAACCCCGTTTAGACTGGGCGATGCCGAAGACGGCTCTGTAAAAGTTGAAAGAGTCGTCCCGGGTCCAATCATACGCCGCCAATCGGCGAAAATAGGCACCGGTGTTCCCCCCGAACAGGGGATCCGTGTTACCATGTTTCCATGAGTCCGGCTTCGGAGGAAGCGGATTACGCAGGAAACGGGCGAGGGGCCAATCTTTCCAATATTTGGCGTTTGGAACAAATTGGTCTTCTGTCCAGGTACTCATTCGACGGATAGCAAGGAGGACATCTTCGGCTGGTTGAAGGCCGATATAGTCAGGATCCTTGGCGCAAGTCGCGCAGGAGTCAATGAGGACAAGGAGCATGGCTCGGATTCCATTGAGAATCTGGAGCACCCGAAAGTCCACACAATACGCCGTCTGCCCCTTACGAGGTTTGGGGAGAGGGCGACCATCCTCCTGGGTTGGGAGGAGAGGGTTCTGCATTGTGGGAGAGGTGTCGAGAACGGCGGTCTGTCGGAGGAGGACGGTTCGGCGGAGAGGAGAAGAGGGACGTGTCGGGGTAGTGTTACCCGGCACGAAATCCTCATCTTGAGCCTCAACGGAAGCAATGTCCTCTTCAATCTGGCTTTCAGAGCTAGGTTGAACGACTTGACCGAAGTTGGGGTTCGGGACAATTGGTTGAGTAAGGGCGTACTCAACCAAGGTTGAGGGAATCTGATCTGAGTGAGGGAGACCTGAACCAAAGAAACACGGAGCCGACGGCGTAGTGGTGGCATGAACTAATTCATCCTCGAAAGGGGATTTGGGTTCAACCAAAAGAAGCCACTGCGTCGGCCCTTGGGGACCTGTCAGAGTTTTGAAAACTTTGATGGCCCAAAGGCGGCTCAAAATACCATCGATGGTGGATAATGTCTGATAGATATTGTTCATTGTTGCTTGGGGTCTGGTCGAAAGATCTGAT